ACAAATTACTCCTAATTATAAATGAACAAAATAAAGCTAGAGGTGGAGTATCCTTAATAGATGATATGGCTATAATTCAAAAGGAGGGTAAAGCTAAAGGATGGAAACTAAACAGCTTTGCCGCTGTGTTAGATTTTACAGACAGCATGCAGGCAGCGGGAATAAAGTTACCACCAGCTGTTACACAAGCTGCTAGCAGAATTATAGACATAGGTGGAGCAACTTTAAGAGGAGTTGGTAAAGTTGCACTTGTTTTAGATCCTATATTTATGGGGTTTGATGAAGCTAGAGCTAAGAGAAGAGGTGCGGGCGAGCTCGACACAATACAATATATGGGAGAAGCTTTCGTAGAAGGCTTAGTTAATTTACCTACTGTAGTAGCAGGAGCAGCTAAATGGACAAAAGATAAATTAACAGGGGAAGGAAAAAAAGCGGGTCCTTTTGACTATTTACCCACAAAACCAGAATTTAAATCTGATATTCTATATACACCTAAAACTTTTGCCCAAGAGAACTTAGAAAAAAATTTAAAAGACACTTCAATGGATGAAAGAGTTAAAAATGTAGAATGGGATATGTATTCAGCCGGAAAATATAAAGAGCCTCTGATAGCTAATCCCGAGTATCAAGAAATTCTGGAATCTATATCTAGAGAAGATATAGAAAAGAAGCTAAGACACGACGATGAACTAAGTCCTTATAAAAATATAGATATAGAAAAAGAAGAAGAAAAGTTAGAAGCTAAAAAACCCAAAAAGTTTGGTATATATGCAGATCAAATCAAAAACCTCAAAATATCCTAAGACCTGGCTCCTGGCGCCTGAAGCAGGACCCCTGTCACAAGGGTTGAAAATTAAATATAATACTGTTAAAATAGTAGTGGAGAAAATAAATGACAGACAAAATAGACAAGTCCTTGACGCAAAGTCCAAGGGGTAGTGTTACAATTCCAGGACAAGAAGAGTTACAAGAAGCAGCACAAGAAGTTTCAGTAGAAGAGCAACAGGCATCAGGACCCATAGAAACAGTAGAAAATGAAGATGGATCAGTTGATATAGATTTTGATCCACAGGCGGCCGGTCCAGAAGGCAGCGAAGAGCATTATGCAAACTTAGCAGAATTTTTACCAGACGATGTTCTTGAACCTTTAGGTTCAGACCTTTCCCAAAAATATATGGACTACCAAATGGGTAGAAAAGAATGGGAAAAAGCTTACACCACAGGATTAGATTTATTAGGATTTAAATATGATATGCGAACTGAACCCTTTCAAGGAGCTTCAGGTGCAACTCACCCAGTTTTAGCGGAAGCTGTTACACAGTTTCAGGCTTTAGCTTATAAAGAATTATTACCAGCGGATGGTCCAGTTAGAACTCAAGTTCTTGGTGCACCTAATCCAGAGAAACAAAAGCAGGCGCAACGTGTAAAAGATTTTATGAATTATGAGCTCATGGAGGTCATGAAAGACTATGAGCCAGACTTTGATCAAATGCTATTTTATTTACCATTAGCAGGGTCAGCTTTTAAAAAAGTTTATTATGATGAACTTGAAGGAGCAGCAACATCAAAGTTTGTACCTGCGGATGATTTGATTGTTCCCTATACGGCTACCTCATTAGACGATGCGGAAGCAATCATCCATCGGGTAAAAATTTCAAAAAACGATTTAAGAAAACAACAAGTAGCAGGTTTTTATAGAGATATAGAATTAGGAAATCCTTCTGACATTGAAGAAGATATTAAGAAAAAGGAAAGAGAGTTAGAAGGTCAAACAAAAACTAAAGATGATGATGTTTATACTATATTAGAATGTCATGTTAATTTAGATCTTGAAGGTTTTGAAGACAGAGATCAAGAAGGTGAACCTTCTGAAATTAAAATTCCTTATATTGTAACTATTGAAGAATCATCAAGAAAAATTTTATCCATTAAAAGAAATTACGAGATTGGAGATCCGAAAAAAAATAAAATAGATTACTTTGTCCATTTTAAATTTTTACCTGGACTTGGTTTTTATGGTTTCGGTCTCATTCATATGATTGGTGGTCTGTCTAGAACTGCAACTGCAGCTCTTCGTCAATTATTGGATGCGGGTACGCTCTCCAACTTACCCGCCGGATTCAAAATGCGTGGCATTAGAATTAGAGATGATGCGCAATCAATTCAACCTGGTGAGTTTAGAGATGTAGATGCTCCTGGTGGTAACTTAAAAGATTCATTTATGATGTTGCCATTTAAAGAACCATCTGCAACTTTATTAAACTTAATGGGTATTGTTGTACAAGCAGGTCAAAGATTTGCTTCAATTGCTGACTTACAAGTTGGTGACGGTAATCAACAGGCAGCTGTTGGAACAACTGTTGCTCTTCTTGAAAGAGGCAGTAGAACAATGTCAGCTATTCACAAAAGAATTTATGCTGCACTAAAAAGTGAATTTAAATTATTAGGAAGAATATTCAAATTATATTTACCCCCGGAATATCCGTACGACATAGTTGGGGGTCAAAGAACTATTAAACAAACAGACTTTGATGATCGGGTAGATATAATGCCAGTTGCCGACCCTAACATTTTCTCTCAAACTCAGCGAATTTCCCTCGCACAAACCGAGTTGCAACTGGCAACATCTAATCCAGAAATGCATAATTTGTATCAAGCATACAGAAATATGTATGAGGCATTAGGGGTAAAAGATATTGACACATTATTAACCAGACCTGAGCAACCTGCACCTATAGATCCTGCATTAGAAAATATTATGGCATTAGGTGGAAAAAATTTTCAAGCTTTCCCCGGTCAAGATCATAGAGCACATATAACTTCACATTTAAATTTTATGGCTACTAATATTGCTAGAAATAATCCAATGGTTATGGGAGCTATTGAAAAAAATATTTTTGAACATATTAGTTTAATGTCTCAAGAACAAATTGAATTAGAGTTTCCTCAGGAATTACAACAGATTGCACAGATGACTCAGATGGCTCAACAAAATCCGAATCCACAAGCACAACAACAAGTACAACAACAAGTACAACAAATGTCTCAAAAGATTGAATCAAGAAAAGCTGTATTGATTGCAGGCATGATGGAAGAATTTTTGAAGGAAGAAAAAGAAATTACTTCTCAATTTGATAATGATCCAATTGCTCAATTAAGAGCTAGAGAATTAGACATCAAAGCAATGGATAATGAACGTAAAAAAACTCAAGATCAAGAGAAAATCAACTTAGATCGTATGAAAACAATGATGAATCAACATACTCAAGAAGAAAAACTAGAGCAAAACGAAGATTTAGCTAAATTAAGAGCTGATACGTCTATTGAAAAAACTATTTTAAGTAAAACTTTACCAAGTACAGATAAAATGATGCCTAGTGTTGATATTGAAAGATATCGAGGCAAAAATAGATGAGTTTAAACATCAAAAAAGCTAAAAAACCAGGAAAGCTTGGACAAAGAGCAAGATTTACTATAACATTGAAAAAATTACGAAAAAAATAAGGAGGACTAATGGTAAATAACAGTAAAGAACCTTTCTACAAAGGAATTAATCAAAAACAATTTGTTAATAAGGATGGATATCCTAAAGGCGGTGTTGAGGTTAAAATTCCTGAAGGCATTCCAACAGTTAACAAAGTTGGTGGTCAACGTAGATTGTTAAAAGAAAAAAAATCAAGCGTTAAGTGGTTCTAATATGGCATTCCCAATTTTTGGTGCACTTAAACTTGCTTTAAACGCTGGTAGTCACATATACAAAAAACGTCAAGAGACAAAAATGGCCATGGCTGATGCGCAGCACATGCACGCAGCTAAGATGGCCCGAGGTGAGGAAGCTTATTTCGCGGCACTACCGACATGGTTTACGTCACTTTGGATTCTTGTCTGCGGAAGTATTTTTGGTATAAAGGGTACACAAATATTTAGAAATGGTAAAAAGTAGGAAAGGAGAGAAAAATGAGTATAAACGGAAAAGTTAAATGGTTTAATGAAACAAAAGGTTATGGTTTCATTGAAAGAGAAGACAAAGGAAAAGATGTTTTTGTACATTCTTCAGCTGCTCGAGAAGCAAACTTGGAGTTAAATGAGGGTGATGCGTTAACATTTGAAGTTGAGAACGGTGAAAAAGGTCCTTCCGCAGTTAATCTGCAGTCAACATAAACGGTAAAAATAATGAGTACAAAAAAGATTCAACAACTTATGAAACGTATGAAAGGTAAGAAAAAAAAGAAAAAAGAAAAATCTGCAAGAGCTATTGCTCTTGAGGGTAGAAAATATTTTTCTAGTGGAGGAAAAGTAGATGAAAGCATGGATAACTATTATAAAGAATTGGTTTAAACAATTCAATAAATGTAGGAATTGTAGCCATAAATGTCATTGTGAATGTACTTGTAAATATGGATATTATTGGTAATTTCAGATGCCTTTTAAATCAGAAAAACAAAGACGTTATTTATGGAAAAATGAGCCTAAAATAGCTGAAAAATGGACTAAGAAATATGGACGTAAATCAATAAAGAAAACAAAAAGGAGAAAAAAATAATGGATGAAGAAACTGTCATACGTAGGATACAAAAAGAATTAAAAGAACATTATCAACGAATAGGAGACGCAATGATTGCTGGAGGGGTTGACAATATGGAAAAATACAAATATATGATGGGGCAGGCACATGCCTATTATAAAATATCACAGGATATCTCTAACCTGCTAAACACGAAGGAGCAAAAAAATGCTAAAGGAACCGTTATCAAACTCAACACCTGATACTAAACAAGAAGCAAAAGACTTACATCAAAAAGAATTAGATGGATACGAACGTCTAAAATCAAAAGAATCTACAAAATTACCTAAACCCACTGGATGGAGATTATTAATTCTTCCATTTAAGTTACCTGAGAAAACTAAAGGTGGTTTATATCTAGGACAAGATACTTTAGAACGTCAACAAGTTGCATCAACTTGTGGATTAGTTTTAGAAGTTGGTCCGCATTGTTATGATAAAGAAAAATTTCCAGAAGGTCCTTGGTGCAAGAAGGGCGACTGGGTAATCTTTGCGCGTTATGCAGGATCACGAATACAAATTGACGGGGGTGAAGTACGATTGCTAAATGACGATGAAGTATTAGCTACAATTGATAACCCCGAAGATATACTTCATCATTACTAAAACATAGAAGGAGGAAACTATGCCAGACACAGAAAATGTGAAACAAAAAGAGTCAGTTGATATTGATACTTCCGGTCCAGCAATGGATGTCGATATACCTGAGAAAAAAGACGAAACTACTATTGAAGAAAAAGAAGTTGTTCAAAAAGAAGAACCCACTGTTAGAGAAGTAGTTGAAGAAAAAGCTACAGAAGAAAAACCTGTAGAAGAGAAAGAACCGACTGAAGAAAAGAAAGATGAATTAGAAGAATATAGTGATAGCGTTAAGAAAAGAATAGCAAAGCTAACTAAAAAATGGAGAGAGGCTGAACGTCAAAAAGACGAAGCTGTTGTTTATGCTCAAAAAGTAATTAAAGATAAGAATGATACAGAAGCTAAACTCAAAACAATAGAGCCCAGCTTTCTTTCCGTAACTGAAGAAGGTATCACTTCAGGTATTGAAGCGGCTAAAGCACAACTCGCAGCAGCTAGAGAAGCACAGGATATATCGGCTGAAACAGAGGCAATGTCGAAAATATCTGAATTAGGATACAGACAAGCTAAGTTGAATGAGACTAAAGCAGCTCGTGAAGCTTATGCAAAACAACAAGCGGAGAGAAGAACTGACCTTACTTTAAATAGACAAAGGGCGTCTAGAGGTACTCCTGATCCAAAAGCTGAAGCATGGAGTGAGAAAAATTCATGGTTCGGACAGGATTCAGCGATGACTTATACGGCGTTTGATCTACATAAAAAGCTAGTAGATCAAGAAGGCTTTGATCCTCAATCTACTGAATATTATGCGGAAATTGATAAAAGAATAAGACTTGAATTCCCCCATAAATTTGATAAGATAGGATCAACGGAATCGACCAAACCGGTACAAACAGTAGCTTCAGCGAAGCGAAGTACAAAAACTGGTCGCAAAACAGTGAGACTCACACCGTCTCAAGTAGTAAACATCACGAAGGAGGCGTAAGCATATGAGTAACGATAAAAAAACTTCCCGTGCGAGTCAAACAAGAGAAAAAACTTCTCATAAAAAAGTTTGGACTCCACCATCAGCTTTAGATGCACCCCCTGCACCATCAGGATTTCAGCATAGATGGATAAGAGCTGAGAGTATGGGATTCAACGACACTAAAAATGTCCAAGGTCGAATTAGATCTGGATATGAATTAGTTAGAGCGGATGAATATCCAGACGGCGAATATCCAGTTGTTGAAGATGGTAAATACAAGGGAGTAATCGGAGTTGGCGGCCTAGTGCTCGCTAGGGCTCCGGATGAGATTGTCCAACAGCGCGCAGATCATTATGCGAAACAACATAATGACAAAGTCGAAGCAATGGACCGTGATCTTATGAAGGAAGAGCACCCAAGTATGCCAGTCAATATTGACAGGCAGACTCGTGTAACTTTTGGTGGCTCAAAGAAAAGTTAATTTTTTAACGATTCCTAACCACTCAAAGATAAACTAACAGTGCTAGAAGTCCCTCGGGACAGGCACAAAAGGAGGCCATCATGGCAAATAAAGACGCAGCGTTCGGTTTAAAACCGATCGGAAAACTTGGTCAAAATGATGACAATCAAGGTTTATCTGAGTATAGCGTAGCAGCAAGTGCTACTGCAATATATTTTCAAGACCCCGTTATAGCGGCGGCGACTGGAACTATAACAGTAGGCGGAGCAGGCGATACTTTGATCGGATCTTTGAATGGTATCTTTTATACCGATGCAACAACAAGCAAGCCTACGTGGGCAAACAATCTAGCAGGTTCAAACACTGCCACAGATATAGTTGCTTTCGTAGCAGATGACCCTTACGAAAGATTCGAAATTCAATCGGATAACAGTGGTGCTTCGGCACAGACTGATGTCTTCATGAATTACGATGTCTTGTACACAGCAGGTGATTCAGCTAACTACGTCTCTGGCGTAGAACTAGATGATTCAACTACTAGTACCACAAGTGGTCAGCTTAAAGTAATAGGAGTGTCTAAAGACGTTGAAAACAACACCATTGGTTCTGCCAATGTTAATTTTGTTGTTACCGTCAATGAGCACTTCTACAAATCGGCAGTAGCCGGAATATAGGAGTAAATAATCATGGCAATAAGTAGAGGACAATTAGTAAAAGAACTCGAGCCAGGTTTAAACGCCTTGTTCGGGTTAGAGTATAAACGTTATGAAAATCAGCATGCTGAGATATATGCAACAGAGTCTTCAGACAGAGCGTTTGAAGAAGAAGTTATGTTATCTGGTTTTGCAAATGCAGCAGTTAAACCGGAGGGTTCTGGCGTAACTTTTGACAATGCTCAAGAGACTTACACAGCTAGATACACTATGGAAACTATTGCACTAGCATTCGCGATCACTGAAGAAGCGATCGAGGATAACTTGTATGATAGACTCGCGTCTAGATATACAAAAGCATTAGCTAGATCCATGGCGAATACAAAACAAATCAAAGCAGTTAATCCATTGATCAATGGTTTACCGCAAACAGCATCTTTCACTTCTGGTGATGGATCTGGATTGTTTGCAACAAACCACCCAACGATCGCTGGAACAGTCAGCAATACTTTGACAACTCAAGCAGACCTTAATGAAACATCATTGGAGCAGTCTTTAATAGACGTTGCAGCAATGACTGATGAAAGAGGTTTAAAAATTGCAGCTAGAGGAATGAAATTAATAGTTCCACCAGCTAATCAATTTAATGCTGAGAGACTTCTTAAGTCACAAGGTAGAGTTGGCACAGCTGATAATGATATCAATGCAGTTAAATCATTGGGAATGGTTCCACAAGGTTATGTGGTTAACAATTTCTTAACTGATACTGATTCTTGGTACCTTATCACTGATGTTCCTAATGGAATGAAGTACTTCGAGAGAACTCCCATCAAAACAGCGATGGAAGGTGATTTCGATACGGGCAACGTGAGATACAAAGCTAGAGAAAGATACAGATTTGGTGTATCGGACTATAGAGGTATCTATGGTGTTCAAGGTGCTTAACAGCTAAATAATTTTGTGGCGGAACATAGTTTCGCCACAATTTAATGATAGAAAGAAAAAACTCATAATGAAAAACTATCTAGTACAGATCTGGGCTTACGATCATCATGCTAAATTTAAGGTTTTAGCTGAAGATAATGCTATATCCATTGAAAAATCCATCCTTGACAAACTTGGAGAAAAAAGTATAAAATGGGAACATATGGGCGAAAATAGCTATGATCCCTGTATTAATAGAATAACCTATGAGGAGGTTATCGATGTTACAAGACCTATACAAACACAAAAGGTCCTTGGAGTTGAGGTGGCAGTCTGAGTATGAGCAGTATGGTAAATATACTCTAGACATGGTCAAAATTGATAATGTTATTAAAGACACTATCAATGAGATTAAATTGGAGGAATCCAAGATTGCTGATAGAGAAAATAAAATCAGAGATTCTGCCCCCCAAGTTTCTGTGGCTACTTAAATAAACGCCACATCGCTGAAATCGTACATTTCTTACGGGAGCTCTTGCACTCTC